TGCAAATGGTTCTAATAATTTTACAGTCACTAATCTTACAGCAGAATCTCAATCTCTTGATACTTGCACTAATAATTTTGCGATATTAAATTCTTTACGAAATCAAGTTCATACTTTATCAGAGGGTAATTTAGAATATACTGCTTCTACTTCCACTTGGAATGGTGTTTTTTCAACAATAGGTGTTAGTACAGGAAAATGGTATTGTGAAGTAAAATATTCTAGTTTAGATGGTTCAACTTTTAGATTTTACACAGGTATAGCAGATGCAAGAGATTTTAATACTGTTCATAAAGTTGGTCAAAATGAATCAGGCAGACTTGGAGATACTATTGGTTTTTTACCTGATAGTGCTTCACCTGATGTACTTAAAAATGGCTCTGATGCTGGTGGCAGTTGGAGTACAATGTCAGTTAATGACATTTTAGGAATGGCTATTGATTGTGATAATGGTGCTTTATATTTTTCAAAAAATGGTGTGTGGGAAAATTCAAGCAATCCTGAAAGTGGTGCTTCTAAAACAGGTGGAATAACTTTTACTGTTGGAGAAACTTATCTTTTTGGTTTTGGTACTTATGGTGGTAGTAGTCCACAACAGCAAGTAAATTTTGGTAGTCCAATTCATAGTATTTCATCAGGCAACGCAGATGCCAATGGTTATGGTAATTTTGAATATGCAGTACCATCAGGATATTTTAGTCTTTGCACAAAAAACTTATCGGAGCATGGCTGATGGCTTATTCAAATATAGATAACCCTGAACTTCATTTTCAAACATTATTACATGCAGAAGATGATTTATCATTTACTTTTGATGGTTCAGAAAATATGAGACCTGATTTAGTATGGAACAAAAACAGAGATGCTAGTGGTTATGAGCCTCATTTTGCAAATAGTGTTAGGGGTAGCACAAAATTATTAAGAAGCACCTCAACTATTGCTGAATTTACATCAGCAGATTCTTTTACAAGTTTTGATGCAGATGGCTTTACTATTGGTAATGATAATAATGGATATGTTTCTTCAGGAGCAGATAAACAAGTTAGCTGGTGCTGGAGTGCTGGTGGCTCAACACCATCTCAAACTTACACAGTAAAAGTAGTTTCTGATAGTGGAAACAAATATAGATTTGATGATTTTGGTACAAGTGCTGTCACATTAGATTTACAAGAGGGTGGTACTTACACATTTGACCAATCTGATAGTTCAAATTCAGGGCATCCATTAAGATTTTCTACAACATCAGATGGCTCTCATGGTGGTGGGAGTGAATACACAACAGGAGTCACAACAGTTGGAACTGCTGGAAGTTCAGGTGCAAAAACAATTATTACAGTTGGAAGTGGAGTTGCAACACTTTATTATTACTGTACACAACACTCAGGAATGGGTGGACAAGCAAACACAAATTCACTATTTGGTTCATCAAATTTTTCTGGCACTATTCAATCTATTGTATCGGCTAATATTACTGCTGGATTTAGTATTATAAGTTGGCAAGGAAATGCCACATCAAGTCAATCGGTTGGACATGGATTAAATGCTGTTCCAAAAGTTATTTTTACAAAAAATACTAGTGATGGTGGACAGCCTTGGAAATGTTATTTTGAAGAAGTTGGTAATAGCAGTTATTTACAACTAAATGGTAATGATGTACCAGCTACAAGTGGTGTTTGGAGTAATACCACACCGACATCTTCAATTATAAGTATTAGTAATGATACAGGAATAAATGGAAGTGGTAATACCATAATAGGTTTTGCTTTTTCAGAAATAAAAAATTACTCAAAATTTTTTCAATATGAGGGAAATTCTAATTCTGATGGAAGCTATATACATCTCGGTTTTGCTCCAGCTTTTGTTATGGTGAAGCCAATAGATTTTGCTGATAATTGGAATATTTTTGATAACAAAAGAAGTAATGCAAATGGAAATAGTACAACTGCACCATATTTTATTTATGCAAATAAAAATTTTGCTGAAACAACAGATACAAAACAATTAGATTTTTTATCAACAGGTTTTAAAATAAGAAATAGTGGTAATACAATAAACAGGTCAAGTACATTTGTAGGGATGGCTTTTGCTTCGACACCATTTGTAAATTCTTCAGGTGTACCTAATAACGCAATCTAGGAGTTAATCATGCAATTATCAAAAAATTTTACATTAGAGGAGATGGAAAAGTCTCAAACAGCTACAAGAAAAGGTATTAAAAATAAAGCTGGTAGTGGAGAGATTAAAAATTTAGGCGACCTTTGTTATGAAGTATTAGAGCCTGTAAGAGCAAAGTTTGACAGACCTGTTACAATTACATCAGGATATAGAAGTCCTGAATTATCAGAAGCAATAGGTAGCAAATCCACTTCACAACATTGTTCAGGGGAAGCTTGTGATTTTGAGATAGCTGGAGTTTCAAATTTACAAGTAGCTTTATGGATTCAAAATAATGTAAATTTTGACCAATTAATTTTAGAGTTTTGGAAAGAGGGAGAGCCTAATAGTGGTTGGATTCATTGTTCTTACAAAGAGGGGTCTAATAGAAAACAAGTTTTGACATATTCAGGTGGAGAATATAAAAATGGATTACCTGATGCCAAGTGGTCAGATGGTAAATTTGCTAACTAAGGAGAAACTATGCTAACAAAAAAACAAAAGAAATTACCAATGGCTTTACAAAAAGCTATAATGAAGAAACAAAAGAAAAAGAAGAAAGCGAGAAAATAATATGGCTTATGGATATAGTATGAAACCTAAAAAGAAAAAAAAGAAAAAGAAAAAAAATAGAAAGAAGTAAATGGTTAAAGTAGCATCAATCACAGGAATCATTCAAGGTCTTAAACCAAGACAACAAAAGACTATGAAAGCACACGCAAGACATCACTCACTTAAACACATGCGTTCAATGGCAAGAGCCATGAAAAAGGGTGCTACTTTTTCTTCTGCACATACTAAAGCTATGAGGAGTGTAGGAAAATGAAAAGACGCAGAGTACCAAAAGATAAAAAAACAAAAATTCCTAAAAAATATTTATCAGGTCTTAAAGGTGGTAAAAGGTCTGCTAGAGCAAGTCTTATTAAGGCTATGTCAGAAGCTTACAAAAAAGGTCAAAGAATACCAAAATCAATGTTTCAAGCGAGGTATAAATAATGGCTGTTAGGAGACGACCACTATCTGCAAGAGTTATTTCAACACTTAGAGCAAAAGCTAAAGGTAGAAAAAATATTACATTAGGTACATTAAAAAAAGTATATCGTAGAGGTCAGGGTGCTTTTCTGTCATCAGGTTCAAGACCTCGTACATCAATGGCTTCTTGGTCAATGGGCAGAGTCAATAGTTTTTTGCGTGGTAGTAGAAAACATGATACAGACCTAAGAAGAAAGAAAAAAAAATAATGAAAACTAATAAAGAAAAATTTGTAGAAATAGATGGTAGAATTAAATTAGTAAATCAAAAAATTGATTTGATAATTAAAAACCATTTACATCACATGAAGCAAGACATAGACAGAATCTTATATGGTCTAGGTGCTGTTGGTCTTTTAGTTTTAGGTCAATTACTTTACTTACTCACGAAATAGTTGTATTAAGACTTATATGATTTATAAGTCAGTTTTGATAATTAGCGATACTCATATTCCATATCATGTTCCTGAATTAATGGACTTTTTAAAATTACTTAAAAAAAAATATAAGCCTGATAGAGTTATTCATATTGGAGACGAAGTAGATAAACATGCTATGTCATTTCACGATAGCGACCCTGATTTACCTAGTGCTGGAGATGAATTAAAATTATCACTACCTATAATAAAAGAATTAGAAAAGATGTTTCCTAAAATGGATATACTAGACTCTAATCATGGTAGCTTAGTTTTTAGACGAGCATTTAAACATGGCATCCCAAAAGCATATATAAAAAAATACAATGATTTTTTAGAAGTCAATAAAGGTTGGGTTTGGCATGATGATTTAACAATAGATACACCTTTAGGAAAAGTTTATTTTTGTCATGGTAAAACAGCAGATGTTTTAAAACTAGCACAATCTATGGGTATGTCTTGTGTTCAAGGTCATTATCATAGCTTGATGGGTGTAAGATACTATGGCAACAGCTTAGGTCTTTATTTTGGGCTTCAGGTAGGGTGTATGATAGATAATAAGAGTTTGGCATTTAGATATAACAAAGTACAAAAAGCTAGACCAATTATAGGCTGTTCGGTCATTTATAATGGATTACCAATAATTGAGCCTTTTATTAAAGATAAGACAGGAAAATGGGTCGGAAAGCTACTTTAAAGCCACAGAGAAGCACAGAGAGGGCTACTAAGAGACAAATAGGTGGCAACCATTACAAGCTTCCAATAAGCCCTTTAAAATTTATCTTAGCCAATAAGCTTAACTTTGTAGATGGCAATATAGTCAAATATGCTGTCAGAAATAAAGATGGAGAAACCTTAGAGCAAAAGTACAATAAGATAATCCATTATGCTGAACTTGGTAAAGAATTGTTGAAAAATAAAAAATAAGGAATATTAGGAATGAATGAAACTAGCATATTTAATTTATTCAATTCTTGTAGTATATTGGACAACATTATTAATTTTAACAGGTAATACTTATTTATGATATTTGGTTTATTAAACAATCCTTTAACAAAAATCGTTTTAAACAAAGCTACTGACCATTTTAAACACAAAGCTGAAAAGGTTAAAACTATTAGACAAGCAGAAATAGAAGCTTGTAAAGATGTTGATATAACAAGAATTAAAAGCCAAGACAAAAGTTGGAAAGATGAAATATTAATGGTTTGGCTTATAGCAATGTTAAGTACAGGGTGGTTTGAAAGCACTAGAGATAACTTTGAGGAGTGGGTAAGAATAATTAACGATTTACCTGACTCAGTATGGTACTTAGTAATTATTGTATTTACAGCAACATTTTCTACTAAGATGACAGATAAGGTTTTAAACAGAAACAAAAAGAAGTAATATGTCCTGATGGACATAGACGCAGTAATTATAGAAGTAGAGTTTCAGTTAGAATCTGATTATCAACCCTTTGGTCATTTTGTTTGTTTAAGATTTGTAGATATGCTTCCAAATAGAAATAAATTAAATTCAATAGTAAAAGATATGTCTAAGTTCCCTGATGTAAGAGTTGTTGATTATAATTATACTGTAAAACCAATAGATGAAACAACTGACATGACAGGATTAGAAATTACAAAACATTAGCGACCCACCAAGTCTCCCTGATGGGTCTATCTTTATGTAATGTTAAAAAACTATTCAAGGAGCTAATTTCAACATAAAGAATTTTGTTATCCATCTTGCTTACCAGCAAGTGTTAAATCTCTTTTTACTTCTGTTTGTCTAACAGACAAGTATCTATCAAGATTGTTATACATAAGCTTTGCTTTTATTAAATTTGCTTCTGCATGAGCATAGCTTTTAATTATTTCTTTATACTCAGGGTCAGTTCTTGCTTTATGTTCAGCTTCTCCAACTGTTTTAGTATCAAGTTTGTATTTGAGAAAAAGTTTTGAGAACATAGCTTTTCTTCCCTCATCAAGTATAATTGATTTTTCTGCCCACTCTGACCATAGGCTACTTGCTTCTGTCATTTTTTTATAAGCTTCTCTACTATTTAAGTTCATGGTTTCCATTTAGACTCCTTTTGTAAAATATATCTAAACGATGCTGTTGTTGGGTCAAAGTCTATTTTAGAACATCCAACTAATAATACAAAAACAATAATTGATATTACACCTATAAAAATTCTATAAACTGTTTTTGTATATTTACGATGTATTGGTTGTCCAAATATAATCATGGGTATTGCAACATCTCCTTAGCTTCTATTTCTAAATCTTGTACTTGCTTTGCTAATTTTTTATTATCAGATTTTAACTCATCTATTTCTTTTCTTAATTGTCCATTTAATTCTCTATGGCTATCATTAGCATTTACTAAAGCTGTCATCTCAGCTTCTTTACTATCAATTATATTTTTTAAATTAATTACAACATCATTAAGAGCATGAGTTTCTTTTTCTTTAATTTCTAATTGTTTGGTAAGGTCTAAATCTCCTCTATCATCTTTTGTCATTTTATCTCCTCTAAAGGTGCTGGGCAGTAGAGAGAGATAAACTGCCCAACACATAACCTAAAAGTATTTGTTATGAAAAAAATATACTTTAACTGCTTACGCATTAAATTCTCTCTATCATAAAAGTTTTAAAAATCATAACGAATCATTTGTATCTGATTTGCTTTGATTTGAAAAACATTAAATATTCACTTTTAAATTGTATCTAATCTTAAATAAGCTAGGTTTTAAGCCATAAAATAAAGGGTTGTAATTCAACCTTAATAATGCTTATATGTCTGTATATGTTAAATATAAAAAAAACAAATAACCTAAAAGGAGTAAATATGAAACATATGAGAGAAGATGTATCTAAAAAAATTTTTTATTTAGATGCACAAAAAGGTAAATTAGAAATTTACTTTAAAGCAAACCTAAAAGAACAAATCATAAAAGCAACAACAGTAAAACAAGTTGTTGATGCTCTTAACATAACAAATGGAACTGATGATGACTTGTATCATGGGTCAGGTTTTGATTATGCAAAAGAGAATGGTTTTAAAAATGATGATAGTGCAAAAAAACTTTGGCAGACAGGTTATGAAGTTTGGTTGTACTCAATTCAAATCCAACCAAATGGAAAACCACTTGGTTTTCATTTAGCATTTATGAAATACAAAGAAGTAAATGCTTTAACATCAAATAACTTAACAGGGAGAGCATAATGACTAAAATAAAAGTTGGAAACATTGTAGAGTGTGTAGAACATCCAAAGTACCCAAAAGAATTTGAGGGTCAGGCAGAAGTGACAAGTGTTTTTACTGAGCCAAATGGGTACTTATGGGTTGATTGGCATTATGGTCATGGAATGATTTTAGCTAACAAAGTTAAATTAGCTAAAGACCAATCTAAATGTGTTGTTGCAATTCCTAAATATTTAAAAAGGAGAGCAAATGTATAACCAATTAAATCAAAAATTATCTGAAGTTAAGTCAGGTAATTATTTAATACAAGTCACTAACATAAGTGACAAAAGACCAAACAAACATTATTCAAAAGAATATTTTGTGACAGTTAAATATCAAGTCACAGATTTGAATAATGCTAAAAGAAAGTTTGGAGTAATAGTAGCTGGTATGGGTGCAAAACCTATTGAGTTAAATGTTGATAGAGAATTGCATCCTACAAATTATTTTACTTGGGAAAGCTTTGATGAAACTTTGTTTCAAAGATTATGCAAAACCCAAAAGGAAATAAATGAGGATGGTTATTATCCAAAAGATAGAGACACAGGTCAAATAGTAGTACCAAACAACAACCTAAAAGGAGACAAATAATGTCAAAAAAAAATGTTAAATCTAAATTGCTTAGTCAAGCAATTAAGGAAATGCAAAATCACAATGCTAGGATTG